CCAGTATAAGCTGCCTTAGCAAGTTCCACTGCTCTTTGCAGAATCTCTTGATGGAGGATAGGGTCTAGTTCACAACTTGTAGAACCTGGTGTTTGGGTAGAGCCATTGTCTCCTTCAATAGAAAGTCCATCAAGATTTCCTAGTACAATGGGCTTAGGCCTCCTTATATATCGGAATGAATACTTAATAATACTGTCACTAGGACCAACAATTAGCTCAACTCTTTTGGCGCCTTCCGAACTATCAAGGAGTCTCCAAGCTTGAGATTTAACAGGTCTCTTAAAGGGTTTGCTCATTAGCCTTGTGTACTCAACGTATGAGATAGGAAGAACAACTAGTTTAGTTTCCGTACCATTACGTTTTACAACAAGACTCTCATTAATAAACATCAAGATAGGCTCCTTTAGAAGGACTGACTTTGTGTTGTCTCTATCGTCAAAAGACGAGACCCCAAATGGGAGAATAGTTGCAAAGGCTTGTTCCTCATTTCCAATTTCAAGCACTGTTGCAAAGTCACAATACTGCCTAAGATGAGAAAGGTCATTCCTAGTTATTACACCCGACTTATCAAACAAGGCTACTAATTCTTCATATGTTTTGCAGTTAGAAAGACCTTCGGTTAACCTATTGTCCTCAACAACTTCAAAAGGAGCCGAAGCCTCGTAAGAGGTACTTTTGAGAATCATAGAGAAGTCAATCTGTCTTCTTTGGCTTTCATCAAATCCAGACTGTACCTTATTTGACCTAGGGTCAAAGTAGTCCTTAATAATCTAGTCCTGAGCTTTAGTCAAGAACACAGACTTCTCATATTCATCAAGACCTGGAGCCTGGTTACTTGTAACATTATTATAGAGTATGTCAAATTCGTTACTAAATTCTTGATTAGTCATGTCTCGACTTGTTTAGGTATATTTATTTTAGTTTCGCCTAAAGAGCAAACTTAGTCTCTTGGTGACGAGGATTGTTAAGGAATTTAGCAGCAACACTAAATGTTGGTTCCTCGCCTGACTCACATAGGGGAGTATTGTCAGCTTTTAAGTAATGGTAGTTACCCCTCTTGATAATCTCTCCAGCGTCAATAGCAGCTCTGATTAGAACTTTTGTGGGGAGCATTGGGTCAGTGATAACCTTAAGGAATGTCTTACTGTCAGCTTGGATAAGGTCATAAATCTTAGCCTGTAAGAACTCTAATTTGGTAGCAGCGGCAAGTGGTTTGCTTTCTAAAGTCTCAACTACAAGCCTTAATATAGAAGCATCGTTCTCAACTTTACCAAATTCCTTATAGCATTGTGCCATAACAGAAAGAGCTTGCTTAGTCTGCTTAGCCTCTTCACCCTCTCTAATAAGTACAAACTGATAAGATGCTCTAGGCATATCTTGCATAGCTTGTAGAGAAGGAGCAATAAAGTCTTTGTTGGCAAGCAAAATCTTATACTTAATATAGTCCTCTGGATTTGAGAGGTCTAGGTAAGTATCTTGCTTAGTAAGCCTTACTCTATTAATACCATTAGGATTGCTGTCATCCCAGAAGTTATTCTCCTTCTTATGGATACTTAAAGCATTGTACTCTAAACCCATTGCTTGCTCTAGGAAAGCTTTTTCGTTCTTTGTAAGAACATTAACATAAACTCCTGATGTAAGCTTAGGTACTACGAAAACCCTAATAGCCCTTTCAGACATACCACCGTATAGAACGTGTCTTGGGTCAGTAATGCTGCCCCTCTGTCTATTGATATGTCTAACAATTACCCTCTCATTTGTCAGAGGATTTACAAGCTCGTCCTGCTGACTTTTCTTCTTCTTAGTTTCGTCTTCCATTTTTAATTCTCCTTGTTTTATTTGAATAAGGGGAGAGAGGCTATGTCTCTCCCCTTAGTTTATATATCAGCCTAATAGAATGTTAGGGATAAGTGATAGAGTTCTGGTTGGGTCAAGCACGCAAATACCAAGAGAGGTCATAGCGTGAATTACAGCAGAATCTTCATCATAGCTCATAACATTGCCACCGATTTGACCAGTGTAAGGATTCCTCATACCATACTGGTAGCCACGGATTTCAGGACAATTCTTAGCCTTCACCTTGAAGATGTTAGGCTGGTCCATTGTACCAATATCCATGATGTCAAACCTATATGAATAGGCAGGACCACCATCAGGATGTTGAATCTTGTTTCTGATTGGGTCATCGTAAGATGGGTCAACCTCAATCTTAACTCTTACGCCATTAGGAGCAGTGAACTCTGTAAATTGGAAACCAGCAGTCAGTGCATTTTGGTTGAGATTAGAAGAGGTCTTTCTTACTATACCAAGTGCATCACCATTCACTGTGAACTGAGTCCAACCACTTACAGTCTGAAGAACTGCTTTGTGGAATAGGATAGCACCTCTTTCACCAGTGCGGATTAGGAAATATCTCTCACCGAAGTCAAGCTTAGCAGCTGAAAGCTCGTATAGAGCATCCTCAAGAAGCTTTAGAGAGAAGTTGTTGTAGTAAATAGTGTTTGAAACCTCCATCTGAGCATAGAGACCATCACCCATTCTGATGACTTCACCAGACTGACCGAAGTTCATGTACTCACCATTAGAGTTCCTATTGCTTCTACCGTATGCAAGGATGTTATTCTTGTAGTCTGACCATTGCATTTCAAACTGCCATTCTACTTCGTGCATCCACATGTTTACAACTTCCTTCTGTCCATTGTCTCTTACCATAGGAATACCGCAAGCAAGTTTCTTACCGAGCATAGAACCAGGAACCTTGTGCTGCATTCTGATAGTTGAGAACTCATTTCTCATAGAGATAGGAGAGCTGAAACGAATGTCACCAACCTTCCTTGATAGTTCTCTTTCAACAGGAGCATACTCTACTGAGAATCTGTCACCAGGCTTGCAAGCATCATAAGGCATACCATCAGTGATGCCACCCATAAGTTCGCACTTATAGACTGCATTGGTACCCTCCATTCTAGCATCACCTAACACACGGATAGGATACTGCTCATTGTACATACCAGCGATTACCTCACCATTTGCAAACCAGTCTTCAGCGAATACTAGATAGAAAGGAGTTGTGCCTACACCAATCATACCTGAGGTGATAGGAGTATTGCTCTCATTCCTTACCTCAACAAGAGGAATGTTCCTACGTGAAGAACCTACAACTTCCCATGTATATTCATCATCAGTTTCAAATTCCTTCTGAGGAAACTGTGATAGGAAAGTGTCCAGAGATTTGCCCCTTTGGAATGCAAGGAGTTGAACCATTAGGTTGCTAGCCTTTTGAGGACAAGTCTACCAGATACTAGCTAAGTGGTTGTTTTTAGTTAAACCCTTCCAGTGGTTAAACCCAACCATCTAATACCGATTTAGTTTACCAGCCATAAATAGTTAAATTTGTTGATTGTTTTGTCTTAAATATCAAGGTTCCAACCCTTACCAATGAAGGATTCTGGGTCAACACCACTTACAAATCTTAAACTGCCATCTGAGTTTCTGGTAGTGTTGTTAAGCGTGTTTTCCAGTTCTCTGAAACCCTTCTTAACTTCTTTTCTTACTTTACCCTTAACTAGGGTGTCGAGATTTTTGAACCCATCAGTGAGTGTGAAGATAAGACCTAAGTACTTCATGAACTCTGTCTTATTCTCTAGCTCATACTTCTGAATAGGTGTGAGGTATGTGCCTGTCTCTTCGTCTCTATAAGTAGGCTTAGCGATGTTTTCAAATATCTTTTTCCTAGTAGCCTTATCAACCTCAAGTTCACCAAAGAACTTTTTGTCAGAAAGGATTGAGTTCTTTAGTTGCTCTGCCTGCTCCTTCTGAGCTTTAGCTTGAGCATCTTGTTCTTGTTTGGCATCCTTTACTAGTTTGTCATATTGACCCTTGAAGTATTCTCTGTTACCAGCAAGTGCTTCTTTAGCATCTTCAATGTCATCGCCATTCCTAAAAGATTTTTCTGCTGCTTTTACGGCTCTTTCTCGACTGTAACCTCTATTCATTAGGTCTTGCATAATGAGGTTTCTTCTAAGGGTCTCACCCTGTTCTCCCTCATCTGAAATCTTCCTAGCATCAATGCTGTCAAGATATGCAATAGTGTTCTCATATTGTTTGATGACACTAGGCTATACGCCATAGTTTAGAGCCTCGTCAATCCTCTTCTGTCTCTCATCGAGCTCAGACTTAATTCTTTGCTCAATCAGTTCTCTGAAGTCTTCGGGACTATTAACTTTCTCAATAGCATCATCATCGAGGTCAGGGAAGATACCTTCCTCCGCAAAAGCTTTAGCAATGGAAGAGAAGAATTTAGGAGAAGTACCGTCTTTTTTGGAGTTGGTATCTTCTGTTCCCTCGTTATTATCTCCACTACCTACGCTCTCTGGCTCACCAAACAATTCGTCTGGATTTACCTCAGTAGTTATATCTTTTTCATCCTTATCAGGAGTCTCGTCATCCTTTTTTTCAGGGGGATTACCCTGTGAAACGTCATCCAAGAACAGGTTATCAATTTCATCACCTGTTAGGATATTATCCATAGAAAGCTCATCCATATTGATTTCTCCTAAGTGTTACTAAATTCGCTGCAAAATTAAGAAAGTTATTGCACATAAACAATAGCTTAATTATTTTACTAATGCTTGCTTAGAATATTTATAAAATATAAAGGGAGGTAGCCTAAATCTACCTCCCTTGTATTCATAACTCTACGATGGAACATAGTGCTTTCTCAAGTATAATCTAAGCCAAGTCTCCACTAAAATGAGCTGCTTCTTCAGAGTAAGGGTTTATATCCAAAGCCTCACAAATGTGCATCTCTAAGTGGTTTTTCTCATGCTCAAATGTATTAATAAATTCACCGATACTTGATGCTTTGTGTACAACTATAACTGAACATCTGTTAGCAAAGTTAGAGTAACAGAAGCCTGTATCTAACTTAGCTTCATCGAGGTTTCTTCTAATTGATTTCAGAGTTCTTTGGTCACATTCTACTTCCTAAAGAACACTGTTTATCTCAACATTCTATCCCTCATCAGGGCAATAGTATATAGTCACACACCAATCATATTGTTCAACCTTGAACTGCTACCTAACTCCCATGATTACTTATACTTCTTTTTAAGCATTTCAATCTTTTCCTCGAAACCTTCCCTGTAAGAAGTTCTACCTCTTCTTTCGTCAAAGTTGTCTGCCTCTCTCATAGCCTTTTTATAGCCGTGCTCACAGCCCTCTTTGAAAGCCTTCTCTAGCATGTGGTCCATATCGTCTCTCATGCCATAGCCACCTCTTTGACCGTAACCTCTTTCATCCATCTCGTCCATAATCGTGAATATTTTTGCCATAGTTTTAAGATTTATTGTTTTCCTTGAGCTAAGCCATAAGCTCCCGCATACTTCCCATCATATCAGACATCTATTGCTTGAGTAAGTCAATCTCTTGTTTCTGTTGTTTCTATTCTGCAAATTCGGGATTTAGTCTCTGGAGTAGTTGTTCACAGTCTTGTACTAATTTTTGATGATATTCCACACTGTTAATAACACTCAAGCTCTTCTGTCTCAATGAGTCTATCTCTGCGTTCATTGCTTCCCTAGAT